GTATTTGCAAGGTTGCGTCGAGTCGATGCGTCGTCTTTGTATCGCGTCTCGCAATGCTCGCATTTCATGTTGACCGAATCCTGCACCTTGTCCCACAGGATGCCGCCTTTGTCATCGCGTTCGGTCGTGTATTCGATCTGATCGAATAGGTATCTCTGCCAGTTCCCGCAATGGGAACACGTCCAGCCCCAGACTTCCCGCGATCCGCTGTCCCATTCAGCGTCTGCCTCATGCCCTGCGTCCCATCCCTGCGAGACGAGAAGCGTCTTTCGGTTCCAGCGGTCGTGGTGGCGGGCCTTGAGTTCTTTTATCATGCCGCTTTTCCATCGCCAGACCTCGTCTCCGATGCAGTAACGCATCGATTTTTCTTGCAAGTTGGTCATGTTCGCTCCGCCTGCAAAAAGAACCATGTGCGGAAATAGAATTGTGGTCTTGCGCAAGGCGTGCCGGTCTTCCGGGAACAAGTCGCGGACAGGCTTGCACTCTTGGAAGATCGGAAGCAAGCGCGACTCTGTCCAATCTTTGACCATGTCGTCAGTCTGACCGACGAATAAAGTCGGACCCGGCTTCTGAGCAACGATGAAGCAAGCCAGCGTTTCCATCATCGTTGTCTTTCCGCCTCCGGTCGGTGCGCGAAGAAATACCTGCGTGGTCTCGTCATCACTCGCGGCCAACAGCGGAGCGTTGAGCCACGGCGCAACAGAAGGATCAAATCGCGAAGCGCGATCCGAGTTGGGAAAGCTGACGTGGTCGGATGCCCAGTCTAAGATCGTGCCGTCGAATGCGAGCTTTATCCCGTCGCGGATGCCTTGTGCGAGTGCGTTCATTTCATTCCAAAGATGTGTTTGAGCGCGTCGACATTTGGAGACGCTGGTTGTTTAGAAGTCGGCTCCTCTTCTCCGTCATACATAGCAATTTCCCACGTCGTTTCAAACATCTTGCGAAGTCCGGCAGCGGACAACGTCACGTTGCCGTCGCCGTCGAATGAAGGATTGCGTTTTGAGTAAATTTTCCAGAGTTCTTTTTTTGTCATACCTTTTCCAATTCAGTTCTGATCTCGGCAAGGATCGCCTGCGTGCGCTCGTGCAACTTCTTTCTTAGGCTGGCCTCGTCTAGTCCGGCCAACGCGCCCGATGCATCGTTGACCAATGCCGCCAGCTTTGCCGAGAAGATCGCGCCTATGCGGATGCCAGCTTCGCGTTGCTCACTTTTCTTCACGTATTCACCGCGATCAACCGAAAGCGCAAACTCGATCTTCTCGCATTCTAGCAACGTCTTCCGAAGCTTCGCCTGCTGGATGTTCTCCGGTGCGGTGTCTCCCCTCCCATGCGTTTCGAGCCAATCCTTCCGCCACTCCGTAGCGGCCTCGATGCTGGTCATAGGCATTCCCTGCTTGACCATTTTGTGGATGTTCGGCTGCGTCATGCCCCATGCCGCAGCAAGCTCGGCCTGCGTCAGCCCCTTGCCGTCCCGCTTTGCCGCAAACTCTGCCGCGATCTTCGACTCTCGCGCCGTCAGCGTCTTCCCATCCTTCAGTTTTTGCAGGATGTTTTTGAACTCGGCTTCGCGGATCTTCCCCTGGAGATCGGATGCGGGTTGCGGTGGTGGAGTTTTCTTTTTCATACCGCTTGAGAATGGAGCGCCGTGGTCGGTATTGAGCCGCCCTCTGCAGGCTGGAGGCCTGCCGTGTCCGTAGTGTCACTTACGGCGCGTTTAGGTTTGCCGAGATACATTCCTGCTCCTCGGCGGTCTATTTCACTGAATGGTAAAACAGGAACGGTCAAGCGGAAACGTGCATCAGGGTTGAGAAAATAGATATAGCGAAACATATATCCTATTAATGGTTTCCATGTTGAAATCTCGGAGGCGTGACCTTTGTGGAATGCTGCCATCGTTGCCATCGCTTGTCCTGTGCGCGGGTCTATCCGTATTTCAGTATTTTTTTTGATGCCAGTAAGAATAAATCCACTCGCCCGATAAATAGTGCCATCGCCGCATTGAGTCCCATCAGCGAAGCTGACCACCCATTCAATGTGTGGATACTTTTTGCGTATCAATCGCAGAGCAACAGCAATGGAGCGTGACTCGGAATTTCGAGGGAGCCAATCAGCAAATGCCATACGATTCAACTCTATGAATCCGTTCCATTTGGTGTCACGAACAAGAGGCTGCATTAAATCTTTGCGCATTGACGGGCCAAACTGCATCGCCCCTCCACACTTTCCGTTGAGAAAAACTCCAAAATGAAGTTGTGAATTTGGAACGACCTTTCCTGAATAGTGACAAGATTTTACAATTCGATTTGCATCTGCCGCACCAATAGATTTCACAATAATATTTTTTGCGCTCATGTGAAAAAAAGATGGAACGGTTTTGTGTTTTTGTTTCCTTCTCCATATGGAAACAAAACTCTCTCAACTCTTAAAACTGATGCAAGCCAGCGACTGGTCAGCTGCAATTCGCTTTGCCGCAAAGTTTCCAAATCTTGGCAAACAACGCGACGACATAAAGAGAGCCAATGACTCCATTCAAAATCCAAACTTTTATCGCCAAATAAAACTTGATCCGGATTTGTTATTTGAATCTGGTGTGGCTGCGTTAAAATCCAGATATTGGGTCTCATAATTTGGCGGAGGTGTCCGGGAGTGACCCAGAAACTTGTGAGAGTTTAGACCCCGTGTCCACACCTCCATTAATTGACCATGACTGATCGCGCCGAAAGATTGCAGGATTTTTTGGAAATGGCAAGGTCATTTTTTTTAGCCTTTGTCGGAGTCCTCTATTAATTGGATAGATGTACAGGTGCCGCCTTGCGTTCACAATTTTCCCTTTTCCAAAAAGATGTTCGCCTATAGCTTGCTGCCCTTTTTTTAAAATATCTTTAGGCACGCGCCCGAATCTCATTGCGCTAACCAGATTTTTATATTCGCCTCCTGCAGTTTCGTAGAAATCATTGCACGGGTCGGCACCGAAATAAAGCCAGCCTGATGCTTGAAAAATAAATCCCACGTCATCCTTGCACCCTCCGCTGTGCGTGAGCACAAGCCAAATGCCAGCTTTTTTAAAAAAGCGCATGACGCGAGCCATCATCCACGACTCTGTATTGTGCCCCATCTCATCGCTAATCCAAGTTCTCTGTAGCTCGATATATTGTCCTTTATCGATTTTGTTACACCACTTAGCCACTTTTCTTTCCGTGGTTGGCGCATACCCGGCAACCATCACACCTACGCACTTGGATTTTTTAAACAATCCAAACGCAACCTTTGCCCCTTGCGGCCACGTCCCCATATAGTGTTTGGCCACGGTTATCTTTCGTGCGTCCTGTAGCCCTATTGGTGAGACGCGACAACTAGTCAGGTCAAGATTTGGTTTTTTGTTAATCATGCCTGCTAAATGATTGGCAAATAAAAGCGATTGCGTTGCCGTTGCTGTTTTCGTTCACACCGCTTTCACCGTGTCCCATGCCTTTTGCTTTGGTAATTGCCGCCAACACTTCCTCTGCCTGCTCGTCGTGGACGGTGAAAGTCATTTGCTGAAACGGCTGCTTGTCCTCACTTGATAGCTCTGGCATCCCCGATTCTTCAACGGCGAACGCTCCAAGCTCTTCCTCGCTGAATCCCATCAACTCAAGGTCGAAATTAGTGTCGCGCAATTCCGCCAGTTCCAGCCCCAGCAACTCTTCATCCCACCCGCCGCCGATCTCCGCAAGCTTGTTATCTGCGAGGATGTAGGCGCGCCGCTGCGTGTCCGTAAGATGACCGAGGCGGATGCAGGGGACATCCTTCAGCTCCAACTTTTGCGCAGCCATCACGCGACCGTGACCGGCAATGATTCCGTTGTCCTTGTCGATGAGCACCGGGTTGTTAAACCCAAACTCCCTGATCGATCCAGCAAGTTTTGAGACCTGCGCGGCGTCGTGTTTCTTCGCGTTTCGAGCGTATGGGATGAGCTTCTCGGTTGGGATTTGTTCGATCTTCATGTGGTGATTTTATAACTCAAATTTTTTGAATTGTGCATAAGGGAGTAAAGAGAGTCTGTTAACC